GCGTTCTAAAGTAGAAAAACCTGTAGAAAAACCTGTAGAAAAACCTGTAGAAAAACCTGTAGAAAAACCTGTAGAAAAACCTGTAGAAAAACCTGTAGAAAAACCTGTAGAAAAACCTGTAGAAAAACAAAATACTGATACACCCATATGTAATTGTGTGAACTATAGTAGACAAAGTCCAATTGACATATTAAATACCAATAATATGAATTTAGGAAAAACTCCATTATTAAATGTTAAATATACCGATATCAAATTATGTAAGTATTCTGATGCTGAAAAATATAAACCAGACGATGATTATTGTCTTTTTTTTAATAATTATCAGTTTAACTTGATAAATGTACATTTTCATAAACAAAGTGAGCATAAGTTGAATGGTAAACAATATGATATGGAAGCCCATTTTGTATATCAAGCACTTGATGCAAGCGAATATGTTGTTTTGGGATTTTTTATAAATATTGTGGATCAGGATACATCAGATAATATATTAGATGAGTTGGTAGCATTACAAGAGCATGTAACTATTAAATTGCCAAATTTAGATGATGCTGTATTTTTTAATTATAAAGGATCTTTAACCACTTCTTCGTTCAATAGTGACGTAGAATGGTGTGTTTTCCAAACACCTTTAAATGTATATATATCACCAGAGAATAGAGATAAACATGAATCTGCTAGACCAATACAAACAACTGTATATAAGTCCGAAATTTTAGAATTTAAATATTCAAATGTGTAAAGATAATAATATATTGAATTACATATAAATATATAATTCAATATATATTTATATTATAATGTCTAGTAAAAATACACGTCGTAAAGATTCTAATGAAAGCATTAGTTCCGTTGATAGTCGTAGTTATTCAATAGATAGTCGTAGTTATTCAATAGATAGTCGTAGTTATTCAATAGATAGTAATTTTTCTGGAGAGATTATAAAAGAAAGAGATGAGTCAAAAGAAAATAATGAGACAAAAGAAAACGATGAGACAAAAGAAAATAATGATAAAATATTTGTTAAAGAACATAAATTAAAAAGAAGAGAACGAGACAAATATGTACCGAGTAGTTCGCCTCAGTTAAGTGATATATTAAAACACATGGAACAATTTAGAACTACTTATATTTTGAAAAAATAAATACAAATAATTAATAAGGTTCTATTCTATTGTTACAATATATCCATTGCATACTACAAATATATCTTAGATATATCATAAATTTTGATTCTTTATTTTTATTCATTTCCATAGCTCCATAAATATTATATAATGTATCATTATCTGATATGCAATTAAGACAAATACAAGTATGTTCATCTATTAATTTTACATGTCTTATACATGTATGACTTTTACAATATGTACATTGATAAAGACTATTTAATGGACAATTACCATGATTACAATACATCACTGATTGATTAAATTTATCTGTATCATTTGATGTTACTTTAATGCTGGGTCTTATGTTATTTATTTGTGACATGTCATATATTGGCTTTTATTTGTTATAATAAAAAAGAGAAAAATCAATTTTTTATTATAATTTAAAATATGTTAGAAAATGATTCAGTAGTTGACGATCCTTGAGGTTCAGATGATGTCATAATTGATCTATTAACAGATATTCCTGATCTATCCGATAACCCATGTCTTAAATCGTCTGCTGTATCTACTTGATTAACACCTCCTTGTGATACAACAACCGATGAATCATTTTGTGTAAGAGGTAACATAGATGCAGGATTAGCATTTGTAATTGAATTATTTTCAGTATTAATAGTATTTGAGGCATCACTGAATGGAGGTAATAAATTACCACTACTATCCGTTATTCCGCATTGAATTAATGCTTCATTAAATCCAACTGTGCCGGAATTAGCTTTACAGTTACTAATAATATCATTAACTTCTTTAATTCTATTGGATGCTCTTAATTGTTTAATTTTATTTACTAAATTTCCAACTAACTGTTTTTCTTGTTGTTGTCTTTGTTGTGTATGTTGTTGCTGTAGTGACGCATTAACGTTAGAAGAAGGTGCAGATGTAGCAGCCGTTAATTGGGTTAACGTTGATGTATCGTTTGACGTGGTTGTACCACTTGTTGTAGTAGTTGATGTTAAATCATCAGTAGATTGATTATTTGCACCAGTTGTGCTTGTACTAGGTAACCTTGACCCATCAAATCCTTCAATTGTTTGTTGATTATATAAAATTACACAAACTAATCCAATGAATGCAGCCATAGGATATTTAACACATAATATTATTAAAGGAATATAAACTAAATTTCCTAAAGTAGTGTCTTGTTTATTAGCTAATTGCAAATAGTAAATTATAACTATGCTAAATAGAACAGCAAATTCAATTATATATTTCATATATATATAAGAAATACTTTTTTTTATTTGTTTATAATTAAAGTAATAATAATATAATATCTTTTCTAAAACTATTATAAGTATGTCATTTGCAATATATGCCGCTCCATTTGAAACTAGCGCTAATTATAAATTAATAGATAACGAAAATGATGATTATATAAATAATAAAAAAACTGCTAAAAATAAAACTCAAAAGAAAAGAAGTTTAGATGAAAAAATAAATCCAGATGTATTAAATACTATTCAACAAATACATAATACAATCTCTACAAACGATGATGAAGATTTAAATGATTTTATTCCTCCTCCTCCATCCGTATCTGCTGGATCTGAAAGAATTGAAATGAGGGAAGAAATAGAAAATAAAGAAGGTGAAGAAGAATTAAATAATAATGAAGAACAATATTCAACCCCATATTCTAGACAATATTATAATCAATTCCAGCCTAATAAAATGTTATCAAATAATACAATTGATGATAGTGCATATCCCTCATCAATTCAACCAGATCAATTTAGGAAAAATATACCAGATAATGAAATGTTTGAAAAAATGAATTACATGATACATTTGTTAGAAGATCAGCAAGCAAAAAAAACAGAACATGTAACCGAAGAAATTATTCTTTATTCATTTTTAGGAATATTTACAATATTTGTGGTAGATTCATTTGCCCGTGTTGGTAAATATGTAAGATAAATTATATTGTTATGATAATCAGTATTAAATTATATAAAAAAAATATATATAATTTAATTGAAATTAATGAATTATTGCCACATCATTTGGAAAAAATGGTTTGTTTATATAATTGTAAAAATAATAAGCAGTAGGAAAAGTTTTATAGGGCTTATATTTTTTATTGTTCAGTATATCAATTATATAATTATTATGTGATGTATTTTCAATTGATAAGTATGTAAAATATCCTTTTTTATAACATAACAGTACTGATTTTTCAAATCCTAATATAAATTTATCTTTATTTTTATCTTTTTTAGATAAACTAAAAAATAAATCAAACACTTTTTCCTTATTAAATAGTGTTGTAGAATTGCGAAATAAATATACACCAATTACATCATTATTATTACGAACTATATAACCATAAATATTGTTTGTTTCTATAAGTCGTAATAAATTTTCAGGATTACAGCTAATATAGCATTTAAATTGATTATTAATATCAATAAATTCAAAAAATAGCTGCAATGTTTGCTTATTTAATTCTAATACATTAAATGAAGGATGGGTTAATTCAGGTAAATCCCATTCTTTTATATTATACGAGTTTGTCAAATATAGTGTAAGCGGAACAATTCCATTTAAATTAGAATCTTTTTTAAATAAAAATGTGTTAATACTGTTATTCATACGTCGTGTATTATATACATGTGTTTGAATAAGGGTGGGAGCAATACTTTTATTTCTTTTTGATTTTTCAACACATAAATAATCAACATAATAAATATGAAATGGTTCTTTATTTTTAATATATACATTTAATGCTCTAGATGTTATGCCGCCTATTAATTTTTTATTATATATTATATTTTGTTCTTTTGTAATTAATTTTTCATTTTCAAAATATAATGAAAAATATGGTGAAATATTATTAGATTCAAAATAACTTACTATATTTTTATCTTCCGGATTAAATGATAAATTTTTATAATTTAAAAAATGATTTTTAATTAAACTTATATAACTTTGTAAATGTATATTATCTATTTCATTAAATTTCGTGGTAACTATTTGATTTAAATTAACAAATCTATTCTTTTCAGGCAAGTCATTATTTAATATACCAACTGGATATAACCAATACCACCATTGATAATAATGAAATACTGGCTGTAATGACCAAAATTTATATCTTAATTTAACATATGTATACCATATTACATGTAATAATATTATAAATAGTAGTAAATATATAGTAATTTTTATCATATAAATAAAAATATATGATAAAAAATATCTTTTAACTTATTCCTTTTGCAAATAATAAAAATATTGATATTCATATTGTGCAGATACTAAATCCGATTTATGAATAACTGTAAACCCACACTGTCTAGCTAAATCTAATATTTCTTTTTGTGTAGGCATATATAATGTATGTCTTTGTTTTCTAATATTATTTGTTAAGTCGTCTTTTAAAGTTTCTTCAAATATTCCTTTACTAGTGGCTGTGTCAATATGAAATTTAGAACTATAATCAAAATCTTTAAACTTAATAGTTGAATTAACTATTCTATCTTTTGCATATTTTTGCGGCGACACCATATATAGTGGATTACTTGCTGGTAATATAGGATCAAACATATCTCTATTTACTAAATGTATTACCAATATTCCATCTTTTTGTAACCAATCATATGCATTTAAAAAGAATTGTCTTTTATCTTCAATGTAATATATTGTAAAATACATACATAAAATGTGCGTAAACTCTTCTGGACTATACAATATAGCATTTGTAATATCTCCTTGTTTAATTTCTACATTATTATTATTATCTCTAGCTTTTATTACCATATTTTTAGATAAATCAATACCTGTTGTTATATATTTTTTTTCTACAAGTTTTTTGATATGATATCCTGTACCGCACCCAGCATCTAATATATTACTATATGCATTAAATTTAACTATTGGCGATATGATATCTATATCAATGTTCGCTCTAATTTTACTGTAAAATAGATCATCGTATATATCTGAGTATAAAGAATCAAAAATTTTATTATTATCTTTATAATAAACAAATTTATCTTGTTGTGCAAATCCTTCTATCTGTTTTGTATTTTTATTAAAACGTAATCTGATTAACATTACTATTAATATGATTAATAAAAATGACCAACAATTAAAAAAAATAGAATTATTAATATTCATCCTTAATATGTAATGATGTTATTTTTTTTCTCTCATTTAATTTTATGAGCGAAATAAATGATATACGAAGTATAGGAGATTTTAGTATATCATCGTTTTCTAAATATAAAAAAACAGAAGTATCTAAAATGTTTTTAAAATCGTTAAATGACCGATCTGAAGAAACCGCTTGCTATTGGTCTGTTGAAATGATATGTAGTGGCATGTATTTAGAATTATGGACAATTATAATTAAATTTGTGGCTAAATACATTTATATTGGTAATCCACAACTTCCAAAATATATTTCAAAAAGAATAGATGATTTTAAAGTAATTGTTAAAACTGATTATGATAATAATGAGTTATTAATGAGAAATGATAATAAAATTAGGAAATTATTTGCAGAAGTTGTAGCAGTAGTTATATCATCTAAACGAAAAAATCCAATTAATTATGTTAAAATAAGCGATGAAGACTTTAAATTACATAAAATTTCTGCTAAATTTTTAGCAACAGATACTTCATTTGTTAAAAATATTTATACAAAAAATGATCCTAGAGAGACATTCATGGCATTTAATGAATTCGCATTTAATATATCAAAAAAAAGTATCAATACGTTAATGGCATGTTTTTGGATAGAATGGATAATAGAATACGAAAAGGTATGTAAAAAAAATAAAGTAAAATGTTCAGGCGAACTGCGAAGTTTTGCAAACGTTGATGATAAATACCAAACATCTATTGTATGGATTTTATGGGAAATAATATTAGATGAATCTAAATTAAGAGGGACTTATTATTTGTCAATAAATAAATCACTATTAGATATATTTTGTATGCGATATTCATCTGCAAATAATAATAAATTTAAGATGTTATTGTATTATGCTGTATATTTAATATGTGAAAATGTGGATACAGATGTATCTTTTATCAATGATAAGAATTTAGTAAATGTATTAATAAACAATATTGATAAATTTTACAAACAAATTAAAACTTCAGAAGAATCACCACCAGTTGATTATTTAATAGACGGATTAAAGAATAAAACAAATAGAGAGAAAAGTCTGGCAAAATTAGATATATTAAAAAATTTAGGTAATTAATTGAATAATAATTATGTTATTAAATATTATATAATGTCACGAAGAAGTTATAATCAAAATTCAGATAATTTATTATCAGCACCTTCTAGTTCAGATATTGAAAATTCAGAAAATTATAAGTATTCAAAAAAAACTGGAATATTAACAACCGCATACAGATATACGTTTGGTGTATTATCTTCATTATTTAAATCTTCTAATTTAGAAAAAAATTTAAAGGAAAGACCATATGTTTCTTCTAGAAGTCAAAAAGGTAGCAGAGTATCAAATAATTATTCAAAACCTAGTTATACAAATACTACTGAGAATGTATTAGATAATGATACATATGATGAATCTTCGTACGAAACAGCATCAACTCCTGAACCCATATCAACTCCTGAAAAATCTAGTAAGACAACCAAAGCTGCAGCAGTTGGTACAGCATTAATATTTGGATTAAGTGGTGGATTTTTTATGCAATTATTATTACTAATTATAGTGTTGGCTATTTTTGGTATTAATGTATTACATTATTTAGGGTATGGTTTAGAAACATCTGGAAAAATAATAAATGCTACAGGTGATAAAGTAACCGAGGTCGCGACAAAAACTAAAGACATTGGCGAAGTAGGTATTACAAATGCGTTACCTGTTACTAAAAAGGTTATTAAACAAACAGCTATTGTTTCAGGAGAAGGTACAAAAGGAGCAGTAGATATAACTGTTGGCGCTGTTAACAAAAGCGTTGATTTAGTCGGCGGTGAAACTGGAACTGATATCAATGATACTTATTCAAAATATAATAAATCTCAGTATGTAAATAAAACCATAGATTTAGCTTTAGCAAAGCAGCAACCAACAAAAAAGCAGAAACCCCCCGACTCTGACTCAAGCCCGAAAGAAGACTCGTATGAAGGAGGATGGTGTTATATCGGGTCGGAAGGAGGCGTAAGAAGTTGTGCGTCATTAGAGGAAGGAGTGTCGTGTTCGTCAGGAGAAATATTTGGAAACAAGGAAGTAT